ATACTTTTCAATATGTTTTGTCATTATGTACTGATAATTTTCATGGTTCCTTTCGTTTGGTTTTCTGATATAAATAAATACCTTATCAGCCTTTAAAGGCAACATTTCAAATAAATAAATTATCGAAGTGCTTACCGTATGAATTGTTTTTGCTTTTTCAATAACCATAGCCCAATCAAATAAAGAATATCCCGGCCGGGGCTGAAGTTTTACGATATGACCTTCAGCGTTAATTACCCTTTTTCCTGTTAAATCGGTGCAAAATATTTCGTTTACCAAAGTATATTCCTGTCCTTCGTGCAGCCCTAGTTCTTTAAAAAGTGCTGTTTCTTTCTCTGTGTTTCTTACAAACTGAGCGTTTTTCCATGTTTCCCAATTGTAACCCATTGCGTCATATTTTGAGCGCATGCAATCCTTGAATGGTACTTTTTGGGTTTCGTAGGTCCACCGGAGCGGTATCATTCTTATTCCGTCAATTACCTTGTCGATCTTGTTATCGTAGTTTACATTTACTTTTTTGTAGTCGATAAAAGTAATTTGGGGGTAAGCCTTGTTTAATCCTTCGACATAATCTCCTTTGACGGGCCAAATAACTTTGTATCCCTCTTTTATCAAATTGTAGGCTATCTGAATTGAAAATATTACATCCCCAATCCCAAAAAATTGCTGAATTAACGCAACATTCGAATCGTATTGGCTTATTTTGTTTACATGCTGTCCGTGAAAGCCAAATTCAGTACTCCATGTTTTATTACCCTGATTGTACCCTTCGATTGAAAATTCACTGGCTAATTCTTCAGGTGCAAATTTTATCCCGTACTGAGTTTCCAAATAACGCCTCCTTTGTCTGCAGATAACATCGTCCTCCGGGTGAAAAACCCTCTCAAAAGCTGCGTCTTTTGCCACAATTTCCATTAGTTTTTTTGACCTCAAAGAAAAGCCTCCGTTTCCTACGTTCATCCCATCCCTATACCACCAGGGAGCACCGATATAGTCATATTTTAACCATTCAGAGTTCCAAGCTTTGTAGTTTAATACATAGCCATCCCATTGAATAATTAGCATGAAATCCGTTTTAACGTGTTTATAAAGTTCTTTTACACAGAATGCGGAATAGTCTTGCTTTGATCGAATCTGGGCATTATTAATCATTTTTACATCTCCAAACAAAATATCTCTCGTTGAAATATCACAGGCCATTTGTAAGCGGTCCGCGTTGGTATCTACCCCGATTAATGTTACATTAGGTAGGTGCAAATGTTTGAATGTATCTGAAATATCTGCCATTTCTCCCCCGGTCCCTGAATGACCCATGCTGCTTTCTAGGCCTATGTGCTGAATTAATGAAGGTGAAGCACAAATAATCCCATTGCCGGCGTTTAGGCAAGCGCGCTGATCCCAATTGCCGGAAGTGTTTAAAGCCGGTAGAATCCAGTCATTATACATCTTAGGGGTGAAACAAAGGTTTATTCCTCCGACTGTCTGCCTAATTTTGAATCCTTGTCCTTCACCTATTGTTTTGTGGCGGGGTGAGCCATCATGATTTTTGTTGGTACACTCGAAACCGGTTATCAATTGGTTGGGGAATCTTTCGTGCAGCTTTATAAGTTCGGTTGCGAAGTCGTTGCGGACTATTGCGTCACCGTCCAAATTGATTATAAGGTCAACATCGTATTTATTGGTTCCTGCTTGTCTAAAAATTTTCATTGCGGCTTGAATAACCTTTTTTATACCGCCGTTCTTTTCTGTTTTTATATAGAATCTTGACCAATTTCCATTTTGATTATTACAGTATTTTAGGATAATATCTTTTACTGAATCATCCGTACTGCAATCATCGCATATAACTACTTCTGTACCCGTTGGCAGTTCCGCCCGTTGCAAACTATCCAAACATTGTTTTAAATATTTAGGCCGGTTATAAGTTGTAACTATTATTCCCAGTTTCATTTACAATTTATTTTTGGCTCAAAAACTTTGTAATAAGTGCGTTTTATATTAAACTCTTTCATATAATTAAAAAGAGTTCTTTCGTTAGGTAATCCTAATAACTTCGCAGCTCCTTTTACGGTGTCGGCTTTATTAAGGGCTTTTACTACTAATGGCTTAATGTTTTCTCTAATGTTAAGTGTCTGCATTATGGCTTATTTTTTGTATGCTATTACGATAAACGAATTGTTTAAATCCACATTAGAAACAAATACGTTTTCCCACATTTCTGGCTGATCTTTAAAATAATTACCTACTATTGAAGGTGTTAAATTGTGTATGTGTTTTCGATTGTGCCAGCTGCGCCAATATTTTTGTGAGTGATCTGGTAAGTATAGGAAAACAACGCCGCCAGATTTTAAACGTGTATGCCAATAATCCAGTGCAGTTACCCAATTTGGAAGATGTTCTGCACAGTGAGAACTAAAAATATAATCCCACCCAGATTCAGGTATGTTGTATGCATCAAAATTGTTTATAATTGGGTCTATTGGAAATGAACCAGGTAATTGCCATTCTTCACGGTTACATCCAATATCAAGCCCTTTGCCCTTACAAACCTCTAAAGCAAAAGGAATTGAAAACCTAGCGGCATTACCAGAAGATTGCCAAAAAGGGTATATCTCACCCTTAAATTGAATTATCTCCATTATCGACTTTTGAAGGTTCCTGAACGCTTATTTCCGCAAAAGCGTGATGTGTAAATCCCTTGGTTGTAATAACCTTGGCAGCAGAAATAGATCCATCAATAAATCCGCGCGTATTTTTTAATCTTTGAAGCGAGTTGATCATTACATCAACTTTAATCGAAAATCGTAAATCACCGAATTCATCTGCCTTAAATGCGATACCTTCAATTTTAATTAGTTGAGGTTCTTTCTGTAGAAAGTTGTCCATTAATTTGGATTAATGCTTTATTAGCTAAATCCCTATTTCGCTGGGCAGTAAATGGACATCTGCAGTCTTTGTCAGACTGTTTTGCAATCCTTTCGATAGCTTGCAATAAAATGGTAAATTGATCTTCAAGTGTCATTAACTAAGCAAAATAGGCTTTACAAATACTAAATTAATGAGCATTTTAATTGCTAATGTAATTAGCTAAATTACTTAGTCAGTTTTTTTTATTAAGTTCTAAAAAGCATTGCGATTTTAAAAATAGCACAGGGGGTGTAGGGAGGCTTTTAAAATCGCAATATAGCAAACCCGCCGGTGAGCGACAGCGAATAAACTACAGAGAGGATAACAAACAATTATAACTAAATATTATGTTACTTGGTTGGGGCTGTGAAGGGCAAAAAATAAATTTTGCGAAACTTATTTTTTGACCGTTGCGGGAGAAAGGTTTTAAGAAAAAAGAAGGGCGGAGCATTGAGCCGATAGGCGAAACAAGTCTTTTCGCTTAGATTTGAAAAAACAATTATTTATGGGATTAGGTTATCGTTTACCTTCTGAAATGGGAACGCTTTCTTCTTTAAGATTAGAACTTCTATTAGAAGAAATGATTTATCAACAATTAAGGTCAAGGCTATCTAAAGAGGAAGCCGAAAAAGAACTCAATATGATCTTGGATAACGTTGGTAACAGAATGAAAGGTATAATTGAATCATTTGATCAGTTAAAACCGGAGTAATTTTTTTTACTCGCTTTGATAAAAAAGAAGAAGCGTTGGCTTTTTTTCTTAAAACCTTTCGCTGTGCGCCATTTAACATAAAAGTGTGTTATAAGTGTTTGTTATTTCCTCCGGGTTTGCTTTCAGTGATGGTCCCTAATTTCTTTGCTAAGTTAATACTCATTTTAAAACAAAAACACTTTCACTCAATAATTTAGTTAGTTTTTCTGAACTTCAGAAATAAAAGATAAAACATCATTAATTCTAAAAGTGTAACAAATCTTTCTCAGTGTATCTAACCGACATTGGCATCGATCTTCTTCGTATGCCTGGTAGTTTTTAAAAGGAATTCCTATGTTTCTGGCAGCCTGCTCTTGGCTCCAACCTTTTAACTCTCGCTCTTGCCTTAAATTTATTGCAAAAGGTCTTTTATCGATTATATTAGACATTCTTTAGAATTTATTAAACTATTTAAAACTTATTTCCTAAAGTTGAATTAACGGGTATGGTGGCAGGATTGGGTCGGTAAATATGCTAGACCCGTCTACCTGCATGAAAGTTGTTCTGTGCGCTATTAGTTATTTGCTGTCCACCGATTGCAAGTGCCTCTCTTACCATCGTAGTTTAAAGGATTTTGGTTATATGAATAATCAAACCTTCGGCGTCTAATTCCGCCACACCACACTACCGTTATATTGTTGCTTTGGGTTAAGATTTCGGACTTTAACCGCATAATCATTTAAGCGAATTTTTCACACCACCCAAAACAAACAACTATGTAAAAGAGCTATTCTACAAGCTCGTAAGTATTTTCAAAAATATCCGGCTTGCAGGGATATAATTCGTTTTTAATCCCTAAACAAACCCAATCTAAATGATACGCTTTTACATTACCTCCTAATGCCGGAATTATTATATATGGGTTTCCAGTATCAATCCCCAATATCGCATACCTGTTATCAAGGATTGTTATATTGTCAGGTATGTTTTTCATGTCCCATATAACAAATTGTTCTGCTTCAATTTCTACTGGCTTTTTCCTAAATTTCATGTTGTTTGTTTTTAATTGTTAAGAACTATTTTATTGGTTAATCCTTATGCCCCTTATAACTTAAATAAAGGCATACCAGGTAAATGATTAAAATGGTTGATCATTTGTAAATCCATCATCAAAATTGTTTGCTTGAGAATAATCAGTTGTATTTCGCGGTGGTAATTGTTTCCAGTTGGAAAGCAGAGCTGATTCATCTGTAAACTTCTGAATGCCTAAATCTGCTTTCAATGAAATTGTTCCTAATGAACCATTTCGGTGTTTTGCAATTCTTATATCAGTCTGGCCGGATGTACTTTCGCCATGTTCATTATTCATCACCTCGTAATATTCGGGCCGGTAGATGAACATTACCATATCTGCATCCTGTTCTATGGCTCCTGACTCACGTAGATCGCTTAACTGAGGCATTTGATTACCTGGTTTTCTCTCTTCCACTTTTCTGCTTAACTGACTGAGGGCTATTATTGGAACATTAAGCTCTTTGGCCAAGCCTTTGAGATTACGGGATATGTTGCTTATCTCCTGCTCCCGGTTGCCGCCTCGGTCTCCTGTGCCACTCATTAACTGCAGGTAATCGAGTATGATCAATCCGACTTTAAATTTGTTAACCATTCTTCGCGCTTTGGCCCTGAATTGCATAATATTGATAGCTGCAGTATCATCTATATAGATAGGGGCAGTTTCCATTTTTCTGACTCCTTTGCCCATAAATTGAGTGTAAATGGCATCATCCATTTTTCCACGAGCAATTTTTTCGAGATATACCTCACTTTCTGCGGCTAAGATTCTTTGCGTTAGTTGAGATGTAGACATTTCCAAAGAGAAGAACCCCACCGGTATTGGCTTAGTCGGGTGTAACGCCGAATTACGGGCAAGGTTCAAAGCAAAGGCTGTTTTTCCCACCGCTGGACGGGCAGCTAATATTATTAGGTCCGTAGGCTGCCATCCATAAGTAATTCTATCGAGTGAAGGGAATCCAGAAGGAACGCCAGTTAATTCGTCATTACTGGCTCTCAAGTGATCAACCCTGCTGACTACTTTAGCCACGGAGCTACTAATTACTTCAAAATCTTTCTTCAAAAAACTTGCTGATATGCCAAATAATCCC